TACACCTCGGATGTAGATGCTTGTAAAATCTTAGCACCGGTACGTTTTGCAAGTCCGAGCAAATTATAAGAACCAATAACACTGGTTTTCATAGTTTGAATAGGATCCCATTGATAGTAAAATGGACTGGCTGGACATGCTAGATTGTAAATCTCATCCACTTCAACATATAGTGGTAAACAAATGTCTTGACGAATAACTTCAAAGTTTTTATGGTCAAGTAAATGCTCAATGTTCTTTTTGCTACCTGTAAAGTAGTTGTCTACACAAAGAACATGATGTCCTTCTTTAACTAGGCGTTCACATAAGTGTGAGCCTAAAAATCCTGCGCCACCGGTTACTAAAACTTTCTTCATTCTGGTCCTTTAATTAATTCTGGTGAGTGCTGTGGTACAATACTTAATACCTTGTCCTCATCTTTTTTATTTTCTAATTTGACTGTTCTTGCTCTAAGTTCGCTAGAACTATAAACATGATCTCTAGTGTGATAGTGTAGCTCTATTCCGTTATCAATGCACCATTGTTTTCCTGTAAAATCCCTGTTGATGTATTCATCACTTAGGAAACGAATGTGGATAGTTTGTGTTTGCAGTAGTTGAAGTAGATCAAATTCTGTACTATAAACTAGGATTTCATCTACATATTTGCAGGCTTGTAGTTGTACATATCGTTCATAAATGCTTTGTACTGGTTTATTTTTAACACCAGGACGATCAATTGTAGGATCAACCTGTAATCCGACTACTAGATAGTCGCACAGTTGTTTCTCCATTTTTAACATTGTTACATGCCCTGCATGTAACAAATCAAAACTACTACAATTGAATCCTATTTTCATTTAATTCCAATGTCTAATTACACCTGCTATGATAAAACAATTAGTTATAATATATGATAACACAATAAATGTTCGGATGCAAGCAACACGGTTCGCTTCGACGTCTGTATTGCCTGCTTTATCACCCAATGCTTTGGCCCAAAGCCGCCACAAATATTTAATGGTTTCGTTTCCCATCGAACACACAATTGAATATTAGATTCTGTTCACCGTCATTAATAACACGATGGAATACTCCGTCTGGAATTAGGATAATATCCCCTGACGACACATCAAACGCTTCATCAGTCTCATCACCAACAATCATCTTACCTGAACCTTGTACAAAGAAATAAACTTCTTCTTGTCCCGGGTGTCTATGTCCCCGTGTACTTTGATTTCTATATAGTTTAGTAGAACTTAATACGAGGTTGGTTAATGTCTTATTATCTTTTAGCAGATATGTTTCATTATCTTTTACAACTTCGCCACCTATATTGTGTGTGCTATATTTTTTCATGCAAATAAATCCTCGTTCCATTCACGATGGCCTTCTCGATAAGCCATATTGGCCTGTGTTTCGCGCACTTCTACACGATAGCACCATAGGCGTTTGCTTTCGCCATCGCCCCACATGTCAGGAATGTAAACACCGTTAATATACTTGTACAGCATATCTGCCAAACTTTCACAGCCTACTCTGGGTAAAATTGTTAGTTTAGCTAATTTACGACGTTCCATTTCTTTGTAAAACTCAAGTTCTGGATCATCTTGTGATACTAGGGTTGTATGATCAAACTGATCTTCTAAAATCTTCTTTAATTCCTTTAGTCCACCATAATCAGCCGCCCAATTGCGAACGTCTAAATCGTTGGTGCCAAAATAGAACTTCATTGAAAAACTGTAACCGTGATTTAGGTTACAATGCGAGTCAGCTCGCCATTGTCTATACGCACATGGAAATGCGTCAATGTATTCTTTAGTTGATGTGTACTTATATTGTACTGGTTGTAAAATTGCCATTGTTATTTTCTCCTTGTTAACAATGACATGCAGAATTTATATTGCGGGATGAATGCCTGAGGCCGCATAGTGTAATTATACACTGCTATTTAACAATGTCAATTACTTTGATAAAGATTTAGTAACTTCACGAATTTCTTCTTTTATTTCTTTTACGTCTTCAACAATTGAAATTAATACTTCAACTTCTTCTCGTTCGTGTTGTAACAGTAATCGAATGGTTCTCATTACCCAATACCACCAGACGGCACTGATTAAAATACCAAATATTGCAAGCGGCCACAATAACCCATGTTCAATTAATTCTTTACTATCAAATACAAGAAAGCTAATAGTTACAATTATAAATGCGCTTAATGCTAGCCATGCTCTACGCTCATGTGTCATTCTATTTAAATTTAATAAGTGTGTTTTTAATATGCTGATACCCATAATGATTCTCCCATAAGTGAAAATATTTACCCACTCTTGCGAGTGAGTTTTATTATGAGTTTATCGCTTTTCAACAATTTTATCACACAGGCCGTAAGCCAATGCTTCTTCGGCGCTCATGAAGGTATCACGATCCATGTCACGTTCAAATTCTTCATACGTCTTACCGGCAGTATTATGTTTAACATACAGCTCAGTCAACATTTTTTTCATTTTAGTGATCTCTTGGTATTGGATAGCAATATCGCTTTGCATACCACGAGCCCCACCACTTGGTTGGTGAATCATGTGACGAGCATATGGCAACATATAACGCTTACCCGGATGTCCAGCTTGTGCTAGGAAACTACCCATACTACATGCTTGTCCAATGACATATGTGCATACATCTGGTTTAACAAACTGCATTACATCATAAATGCCCATACCGCTAGTAATTACACCACCGGGGCTATTGATATAAAAGTGAATATCTTTTTCACTGTCTGCACTTTCCAAATGTAGCAACTGTGCAATGACAAGACTGGCACTGGAGTCATCAACTGGTCCATTTAAGAACACAATGCGCTCATTGAGCAAGCGACTAAAAATATCAAAGGCACGTTCGCCTTGTCCGGTCTTTTCGACCACCATTGGTACTAACATTATTCTTCCTTGTGTAGTTGATCTTTAAAGAACTCAAGTTGGTCAATTAGGTTCTGTACACCTGCATGATTCATTGTAAGCGTGGTATACCCCATTTGAAAACTTAAACGATTATCGTTAGTTAATCCAAATGTGTAATACGTTTTAGATTCTTTTTCTGGAGGAGCAGGTGGCTCCACTAATCTCGGTGCTGGCGTAGGAAACGGCACAACATTTTCAGGCATTTTATTTTTCTTAAATAAATTAAACATCAAAGGCTCCATATTAAAATAACAAGCAACTGGCGGACACCAAAGCGGTACACTAAGAGCCAGCACAAATCCTAGTGTAGCTATTTCTGGGAAAGCATAGTGCGTGAACGCAAAATACATGCCAACCCAGAAATATACAAAGCCTGTCCAGAACAAATAGTATCCACTAGTACGTCCAAACAGTTTCATATTACTTGCCCATGTTCAGCATCATACCATTGCTACCGTTAAGCACAGTACTTGGCAATTTACCATCCCACTTTTCAATCCATTGCAACTGTACATAGTTCTGTCCACCATTGCTTTGGATAGCACTTGCTTGGATAGCAATAGCTTTGGCTTCACCTTCAGCTTGAGCGATACGGCTTGCGGCTTCGACTTTAATACGTGCCAAGTCTTGTTCAGCTTTGGCAGTTTGTTGAGTAGCAATAACTTTCTGTTCAATGGCCTTTTGATATTCAGGGCTAAAGCCAAAGTTAACCAAACTAATACCACTTACGTCAATATTGAAAGGAGAAACTTTACCCTTAAGACTAGTTTGGATTTCATCACTTACAACACCACGTTTGGTAATCAATTCTTCACTAGTATAGTGAGCAGTAACAGTTTTGAAAGCTTCGTTGATAGCTGGGCCAAGAACCTTTTCATCTACGTTAAGTCCAAACTCTTTGTAGATACGTGGAACGTGTTCTGCGTTCAAACGATACTGAACTACAATGTCAGTGTGAACTTGTTGCAAGTCTTTGGTACTTGCACTCGCACCTGTCAGCTGAGTCTTTTGTAGCTGAACGTTAACGTCCTTGACTTGGCTCACTGGATTGACAAAGTGCCAACCTTCGCCTAGCGTCACTGGATTAACCTCACCAAGTGTAACTACTACACCAGTATGACCTGCGCTGATGATAGTAAACGAACTAAACAAGATACCACCTACAAATAGAACAGCACCACCAATAATACCTAGTGTACGCTGGGCAAAGAAAAAACCAGCACCCACCGCCGCAATTGCCAAAATGGCAAAGAGAATAATTGAAAACATGTTATACCTTTTCGTAAGTTTGATTAAAAATATCTTTTTTGACTACACCGTAGTCTCCGGGCCCATGACGAACTAAAACGTCTTCCCCGGTATTGTATTGTAACACTTCTCCCCAGCTGGTGTCAACGGTTCCGGAACGATCGGCCAGCTTGGCCATTTTAACAATCTTCTTAGGTGTACATACACCATTGCCCAAATCATCTTTAAGTTTTTTAAATGTTTCCGGACTAATAGGATATTGTTCACCTTTTGGTCCGGTCATGATATAAAACCCTGCTGGATATTTTACTGGGCCTTCAAGTGTTTGAATAGTTCCAGGATTTTGCGCAATTTCATACTTTTCTTGAGCTGGCCGTTTGTAGGCTTGGAAGCCATCATTAAACCAATCATCATTGATGCCTTCCATTGATTCAACAATGTTAATATATTCTTTCATTAAAAATCATCCTTTAAAATCTTTTCAGACTTGGCTAGTCCTGATACAATTTGAAATTGTTGCCAAGCACGAGCCACTGCTGGGTTGCTTTCCAATTCTTCAGCCGGTAGACTTGCCTCAAGCCAGTAATAAGGCAACCTAGTTGGTCGGGCACCAAACTTGCGTGGCTGGTGAATTTTACCGTCATCATAAAGCATAATGCTTATGCTACGGAACTTGTTTTCATCATGATAGCCTGCCCATTCGGGATTACTGTGACTAAAGAACCCTTGGGTGTATCCATTATCGGTCCCGCCACCATACCCAATCCAAATTCCACTCCACTGCTCGTCATTGTGCGGATCAAAATCTGTACGAGCAATCAATACCAATACATCATTGATATCTACCTTACCATCCACAATATCTCGAATACACCGACTATAACTAAGTCCGATTTTCATCTTTATTCTCCATTCTAAGTTTGCGACATTCTTGTTTTACTTCAATAGGAATGTCTGGGCTGATTTCTGCAATATCGCAATTATACATAACTCCATGTGGCGGCATTTTATTTGCCCACCAAACGCCACCAATCAAAAAAACTACAGCAATTATAATTTCTTTATGTATCTGTTTCATGATCTTTCGTTAACCCGTATTCTTTAACCATCTTGTAAAGAGGATCAAACGGCTCTCCTCTACGCTCTAAAATATCCGGACGACTGTCTGACAACATACTCAGATAATATTCTTCCGGAAAATGCCTAAGTACGCCAAGTGCTCGTTGTCTAATTTGTTTGGGAACCCTAGGAGTTTTTCTAGAATCTAACAAATCTTCACACAAGCTCTTAGCATACATTATAGCACGATATCGTTCATCGGGCAATGTCATTCTTCGAATCCTCCATCTTTCATCATTTTTACACGTTCACGTTCTTGCCTTAAAGCTTCGTATTCTGCTGTACGTTTAGCGTTTTCTTCTTCACGTTTGATCTCGCATGGTTCGCAAATAGTACGTACCCAGCCACCGCCCTTACGTTCTCCAGGGTTACCACAGCTTTCACAAATAACACCCGACATAGATTCTGCCATAGCAACCATGCCACTAATATATTCGTCACCACCTGTATAATAGAAACGTAGTGTACCAAATTTTTCCTTGACTTGGTCTAAGGTAACTTGTGGAAACTCTGGAGGAACCTCTCTAAAATCTCCAGCAACAATTTCGGCAAGACGTTTTTCTTTGTATTCTAAATTAGTTATATCTTTCATACTTTCTTCAAACATGTCAAAGTTGCCTGCCTTACATTGTGCGGCCATAGCATTGTGATCAATAGCCCATTGACGTTGTTTGTTTTTCCAATCAATGTGATGTTGGATATTGCCCATGAGTTGATCTAGTAAATCAAACCAACCATTGCCACATTCAAATCCCCAACACATACAAGTTTCCATCATGCTCTTGTCACGGTTGACCATCATCTTTGGATACCGCTCGCACAACAATTTATCTAGTTCTTGTTTCATAATTTTCCTTAGTCGTAATCAATGCCGGGCATGTGTTTCCTACCTTCCCAATGATCACGAGTTACGCATAGCCCTTTATGCTTTACTTGCATTGGGTTATCTAACTTTACCAACTGGATCTTTACTGCCTCACAATCCTTTTTAGATTGAAACTCAACGGAGGTTTTGTTTATAAAATCTCCGCCCGGGCTAAACATTGCGACAATTAAAATCCATTGGTTCATTTTATCTCATCCGATGTTTCTGGAAAATGACTGATAATCAAATCCAATGCGGCAATAGTCTGCATGTTAATGCCAACATCTTCCGGGTGTAGCCAATAACCTGTAGGATTGGCATTGCTCTTGGGATTTTTCTTCCACTGCTTTAACTCTTTTTTCAAATAAGCACGATAGTCTTTTAGGTTAAGACTAGTGATTCGATCCGCAGTTTCGCCATCAATCCATTGATAGGGTTTGTGTTTAGCTTTAGTCATGTTCGTTAATTTCTTCACCAAATGAATAATTGATTGTAGACTTTTTCCATTCATCTGCTTGAGCTTGAGCACCTTCTGGATCTCGTTTGTAAAATTCAAGAAACTCTACAAGAGCTGTTTCAACAAATTCGTTGAATGTTACGTTTTGTTCATGTGCCAACTTCATGTACTTTAGCAGTTCCTCATCTGTAAAATCAACCGGGACACTGACTTTAGTATCATACTGCTCACCAGCTTTGATAGCTAGGCACTTTTGAATAAAGTCGTCTACAACTTCCAAGTCAACATAGTCCACATCGTCCCACGCTTGATTGGCCAACACACTTTTGGTGTCTGCTTCCTTGCGATGCTTTTCAACATTTTTAGGATTAATCATACGATAGGCACGGTTGTTAGTGTAGTCACATACGCTTACTTCATAGACCTTTTGTGTCTTAGTACTGAACACAATACTGAAACTGTAGCCGCCCTTGCCATGGACGCCATTCCAACTATCTAGCGTATACGAATTTGGGCCGTAACAACTCCAACCATAATCACTTCCCTCAGTGATTTTATAGTCAACCAATTCCATCCATTCTTTCATCGTGATCATTTCATATCTCCAGTTACAAGTTTACCTTCTTTGATAGTACGCATTAGGTTTTTATTGCGTTCCTTCTGTTCTGCCTTAGCACGTTTATTGTCATCGCCAAGACGCAACATCATATCGTATTCACGTGCCCATCGAACACCGTGCAACCATGTTTCTAGTTGTTCCAAACTGCCAACATACAGTTCGGCATCGCGACTGTAAATCGGTAATGACTCGGCATCTTTTGGTACAAGGCTAATGCTTCGTTCTTGCTGATCCCAATCACCATGTTTGGGTTGTTTAAATTTGAAGCCAAGTTTATCAATGTCCATTTCCATGCGTTTAATTCTTTGAATTGTATTCCAACCAGACATAGTTAATCTCCTGAATCAATTTCAAAACGTTCATCACAGTGCATACAAGTATACTCTGTCAAACAACGTCCCACTGTTTTACTTTGGTATACATGAGTGCATGGTACACCTTCTTTGTTTAATCTAACTTCTCCTGTTGGGCGACCAAACATATACTGGCCGCCACAGTTACGACATTCGAAAGTATCAGTTTCTTTGTCGTAGCCTGCAACAACACTTTTGTATTTGCTGTCGCCTGCAGGAACTCTTTTTGACCCGTTACAAACTGGGCAAGTACCTTTGATCATTTAAACACCTTCAGCAATACGATTTCTTCATTCAGACGACCATTCATAATAGTCTCTGTACTCTTAATCTTACCAAACCAAGTCTCAACACGTTTTTGCGTATTTTGATCTTTAAACTCTTTGAGCTGTACATCTGGTTTACGCAAAGTCTTTTGAAAGCTCTTTTCAGTAAAATCAATAATAGTAGTACCCTTAACGCCAAGTCCTGCAGAGGTTTTGGCAGTGTACATACCAATCTTACGTGTCTTAGTATTGTAAATTACAACACCCTGTGCTCCTACAATTTGTGCAGGAGGAACGCTAGTAATGCCTAGTTTGTCATCACCTGTTTTAAACTTGACCTTAGCTACCAACTTTTCAGCAGGTACTACTTTCTTAGCACGTGGCTTCTTAGTCAATTTAGCTTCCGCGGCAATTTGATCACACGCAACCATAATGCTGTCATAAAACTCAATTAGCTTTTTGACATTCTTACGTGCCACATGGCTGTAGGCTTCACGCAACTGTTCGTCAGCGTTACCACTAGACAGTTCCAACAATTCTTCATGTCCACGTTTGAAGTAAGATTTGATAAAACGAGCATGAGCGGCTTTGGCGCCTTTACCACGTAACAAGTTGGTCATTTTAAATGCTTTGGGATCAAATGCATCTGGATCCATGATCCAACTGTCAATAGCATAGTCAATTTCTTCACTCATGTCACCTGAGGCATCTTTCAAACGATCTTGAATTGTAACAACAGGAGCCACTGCCTTAACAGCTTTGACTTCTTCAACTTTTTCAATATCGTACTTGCCAGCTTCAATAACATCGTTAATACTTTTTGTTAGGTATTCGCTGAAGCTACGACCGTGATTCCAATCTTTGTGACTGTCTGGCATACCTTTGATTAGACATGCGGCAATTGCACCCATTGTTGCATTACAACGCCAATCTTGCGTTTTCTTAAATGCAGTAATGTCTGCTTTATCTTTACCAACACGACCCATCCAATCAATAACTTTTGGTTTAAGATCTTTTGCTGAACTTTCCAAACGGTACCAGTTCATGGCCAAGCGATATTTGGTACCAAACTGTTCTCCAGTTAGTCCTTCAACATCATCCCACTTGGGACTGTGATCTTTCTTAGCGTTTTCTCGAATGCTTTGGGAAGTAATACGTTTAGTTTTGGGTTTAATTTTAACCCCTGCGACTGTAGCCAATTTGTGCTCCTTGATTGTGTTTAGCAATGTAGTTATTATACAATAGATCTACTCTAAAGTCAAGTGGTTTTTGAACAATATCTGTTCTGAATAACCTGTGGATAACTCTGATGCCCTATAAGCCCCTACAAGCCCCTACACAATTCCCGGGACTCTACGCTTAACTAGGGATTTTCAGTCTGCTGTAGGGGCTATAATCGTCCCGTAGATCACTCATCATCGTCCCAAGGAACTGGAAACCATCCCAGTTTTTTCAAATCTTCTCGTATTTCATCAGTAACGTGCCCTTCTGGAACATAGTCTCGCCCGTCAGGATCGGGAGTAGGTTCATACCCATCTAATCCAAAACCTGCTTCGTGATTACCAATACCGCTACAGTACCAATCAATGTAATCGCCCTTTTCTAGCATGTCGGCAACAATACCGCCAGCACTACGCCAACTGGCACTCCATCTTTGATCTTTGAGAATTGGAAAAGGTTCTAGTTTGGTAAACTGCATATTGCACATGGCCGCATACAAGTTTTGAGCATAGTTATCGCTGGCTTTGGCTTTATCACAAATCCATTTGGTACTACGGAGATCATACTCCATATTGTCTTTCTGCCACTCTGGATTGTGAATCTTGTTAGCATCATCGATCTTAATCTGTTCCCACATGTCAATGTAAGATTGATTGGGTTCCTCGCCTGCTTCTTCTGCCCGTTTAATTGCGCCTTCCTTTTGGAAGGTGTGTCGTTCAGGACTGCTGTTTACTTTGGAATCGGTACTCACGTTTTAACCACCATTTATATGTATTAAAATATTCATTCATTGAATAGGGCAGTTCACCTAGACTTGAATGCTCTTCAGAATTTTCTATCCAAATATTTTGGACCCACAACCGAAATTTACTTGCCTCGTTGGGCTTTAAAGTTAGTGACATCTTTGATTGCCTTTTTCAAAGTTTCTGCGTAATTAAGAGCTTGTTGCTCTGTCATAATAAGACTTGCTTCGTACTCAACGTACCCTTTGGTCAACAATGTCCAAATGATTTTAAAACGATTAAATTTCCACCATTTGGTTTTTTGTTGAGTGTATGTAGTCACGGTAATTCCAGAGTCATCTGCCTCAACCCAAACATTGTGAGTATGATTGGGATCTGAGCATTCACATACAACACCATAAGTAATTGAGTCACCCCAACTTTTATTTTGGTAAATGCCTTCTGCTGGAATTTGTGCTTTCATTGTAATTTACTCTTTGGTTGTTTGTTAATTGATTTGAGTATGCTTTTTGCAACGTCTGGATCTTCTTCAAATAGTTCGTCAAAGTCTACAGGTCGGCCTATGCTTTTAATTTCTTCATGAGACTTGCCTTCAAACATGTTTTTAATTTCTGCAACCAACTCATCAAGTTCTTCTTGAGTACCTTCGAAGTCATCAAACGCACCAGGTGCAAATTCTATTTTCATTTTATTTTCAGTCATATTAAGTCCAAAGAGATTGGCGAATTTTAATAAGACGAATCATCATAGCTTCATCTTCTGCCTCATAAGCCTTTTCAATTTTTTGAAGTAGCTTGTGAGCTTTATCGCTAGCCTTTCTAAGAACAGGATCTTTCTCAGAACTAAAACTTAGTCGCCCACCATTGGCAATACGACCTGCTTCACATACCGCAGTCCATCCACTTGCATCCATAGGATCGGGACGATTACGATAGGTAGTAGTCCACCAAGTGTACAGCTCGATAATTTCCTTAGCGGCTTTAGCTTGATAAGTTGGTTCGCCGTAGCCTTTGCCATCAGGGTCTGCGCCCATGCTTTCATCAACAACAAGCCCGCTAGCCCACTTCAAATATTCCATACCTGCTTCTGGACAGCGCCAAGTTCTCCAACGCAACCAACCACTACGATACCAAGGCACATCAAACTTAGTTTTAGCGTCATCGCTCCACATGCAGTGGTGCCACGCTTGTTCTATTTCAACGAAGTCAACAAGTTCGTTAAAAAGACATGGCAGGAATCTATTCCCAACATCGCTCCAGTTGCCAGGACGAATATCGCGAGGGTGAGCAGTAAGACTATGACTGCGGCTAACCCAACGATTATTAATGTAATATCGAACATCATTTAATTTATCCGGAATATAGTAAACGAACTTTTGAAGATAGTCTAAACCTTCTTCGGCAATCCACCAACGAACAGGATGTAGGGCTTTGGCCTGATCTTCCCAAGCGTGCCATTCTTCGCTAGTGCCGCACTTGAGTTTGGGCGTACCACGAAGCCAGTCTGCAAATTTTCCAATTGTCCAATAATGTGATCTCATTCTTCTACCTTATCTAATGTGTGAAAACTTTGAAAGGGAATATTGTAAACTGAATACAATAATGCTTCGCTTAATGTAGGAAATATTTTTGATATTAACCTTTGACCAGTTGACCAATATCGTAATTTATACATTGCTAGATAAATCCTGTCAAATTGGGTGGTGTCCATCCTATGGGTTTTAAGACTTTACCATCTTCACGCTTACGTACCTTGCCTGTTTCATGATCGATTTTAGCAAAGTTACTACGCATTACTTCTTTCCATGCACCTTCGGCATTAAAGCCTGCACTATGAATAGCACCAATGGTAACAACTAGAATATCAATAAGGGCATCTAGTTCTTCAACATCGTTATTCATAGCTCTTGCTTCTTGCAATTCTTTGAATTCTTCTTCAATTAAATTGAGGTACATATCATATTGACCTGGATCAAAAGTTCCGACACTTTGATCACATGCCTTCATAAATTTTTCTTGATCTCTAAACGGGTTCATTTTAATTTACCAATGTTAACTGTTTTTCATTATAGATGTGTAATGCACCTGCCACTTCTGGAGTGGTACATTCTACAACAACTCTGCGTTCGCCTGCCAATGTATCAAATACTGCTACAACAATGCCAGGCCATTTATAACCACTAAATTTTTCTACGTGGTCGCCAATTTTAAATTCGTAATCCATGTTAACCTCTAACTCCTGTTTTTGTTTTAGTTACTGCAGGTCCATCAGTTATGAAATCAATTCCAGCCATTCGACCTTCATACGATCTTCCATTCCAGGTCATCATGAGCTTAACTGATTTATTTAACACTACAGTTAAATTTCGTCTCTCGTTAAAATTAAGAACTTCAGCTTCAACTGTTTTTGAACTTTTTTCTTGTTTAATGATACACTTGTCACTGACTCTAGTAACTTCCATTTTAATCCTTTAGGAATACATCATTAAATTTTTGCATGACTGGACCAGGCCTAAATTGTGCCGCCCTCTGCAACCAATCTTCCTTACCCATAGTATAACGTATATTAGACATTTTGTCAAAGAAATTATTTTGGTTATACATCAATTCAGAGTCTTTGAGCATCAGCGTATGATTCAAATCATATCCACCTTCCCATGACATAACAGGTTTACCCAAACTCAATGCTTCCAATACTGCTACCCCAAAACTTTCACCTTCGAGCCTAGCGTGAATCATTGCGTCCCACGTATTAATCAAATTACTTTTTGTTTGAGGATCTTGAACTTCCGGATGAAATATGACATTAGGATGATCAATCCATTTGTTTGTACCTACAAACAGGAAAACATAGTCGTTACTTTGATTCAGCAAACGCATAATGTCTTGATATACAAATCCTAAGTTAAAAGTTTCCTTGGCACCGATTCTACCAAAAACAAATTTGTCTTTGGATATACCTAGCTGTGCTCTAAAATCACCTGTTGGTTCTGGCAAGTTGGCCATATGTGGAACCCACGGAGTGCCTGGGCTCATTTTTTGACTCAACCATTCGCTAACATATGCATATCTATCACCATGCGGTGCGTAGTGTTGGAATATAGCATGAACACCTGTTTTACAATTTGTAGGAACAAATTCTAAACCACCACCTCTGAGAAAATATGCAAAGTCTATTTTTTCTTGATCAATGATAGTTTCTAAATCAGTAAATCCGTTATGTCCTATTAACCTAAATTGTTTACCAATACGTTCACGCATTTCTGCATTGGTATGTGGATTAGTTAGGTCATAACTAAACACAACTTCATGTCCCAACAATTCTTGTGTGTATTTTGCATAATCAATTGCCGCCACGGTTGAACCGCGAACGTCCAATTGATTATTATGTATCATAATTTTCATTCTGGTTTACCCCATCTTAGATAGTATTCTGATAATTTTTTAGAAGACATTTCGGCCACAATAGCATATTGGTGTCCGTAAGTTAATGGGTCTAAATGTCGATGCCATTCGTGGCTATTTGGAACGGCATTCTCCATCACAAACTTGCCTTGTTCAGTTTGTTGCCATTCCCAAATGGGTTGTGCTACAAATAAATCTGGGTCTTCAACATCACCCATTCTAATTTTGTGAAATACTATTTTGTGAATTTCAGTTACTGTGTGATCATCAACAGTATATCTTACTGTGCCCATACCAGTGCGTGTAATGTAATAAATTTCTCGGCATCTGTTTTTTTCATAAACCGCCAATCTTGCCAACTTTGCCGGCTAACATTGGGCCAAGATTGCAGTTGCTCATCTGCCCACTTTACTCTATTATCTAACTCGCTAGTGTTATATCTAACACCGGCATCATCAGTTAAACCAAAATCTTCTTCAAATGTGATTTTCCAATATCTATTCCACGGGGTTAATTTAACTTTGATATCGGGCTTGTTCATCATTGACCAGGCAAGCACTGCTTTATCTAAACGATCAAAAGCCGCCGGCTCAACTCGCATTCGTTTTCTTCCGTCGATTATTATTAAATCGACGTTTTGGTTTGGCTGGATCTTTTAAATTTAACGGAGGCATCTTAGAACTATTACTTGCACG